AATTGTTGTATTTCACTCACTTTGTATTGTGGAAACCTTTCTGCTATGTCTTCACCTGTTTCTGAATAAACGTGAGTGGATATTGTTTTATCTTTTATTTTTAATTTAAAACTGTACGCTTTCATTTTAAAAGTGTCCTATTACCCAAAGTGTTATTAGTATTACTAAAATAGGTTCCATTATTTGTTATTATCTTTTGGTTTAACAGGCGGTACAACGTGTGCGTCTGTTTTAGTTTCTATTGGTATTTCACCAGATTGTTGTTCTTGTTTTCTAATTTTTTCTATAATGTAAATTACTCTTTTAGCATAATCATCAGTTGTAGAATAATTTTTTAAAGTTCTTACTAATTTTATTGAATCTAATTGTTGATCCCATAATATCATTCTTCGTCTTATATCTCTAAATTCTTCATAAGCGTGATGATTGTTTAATAGTTCTACAAAAAATTTAACACCTTGACATTTAGTAGGAAATATTCTAACTCCCCAACCTTTCCATTTTGTTCTACCTTCAATTAACATATGAGGTACTTTTTGGTCAAAGGTTCTAATACCAAATAGATTATTACCCTCTATCGCAAATCTACTTGTTCCCCAACCAGACTCTAGTGCGGCCATACCAACTATCATTTCAACAGGCACTCGTTCATATCTTGGTGTTTCAAAGTTTACCCAATCAACACACTTACGAACAGCGGCTACAAATTGAATATCATTATTATAACTAAATGCTGGTTCTTGTAAACCTAAATTATTTGCCCAATTTGTGTAAAAGTTTTCTGATTGAAGTCTTAATTTATATTTAACATATGGATTAGGAAAAAACGAACCTACAGCTAAACCTATAAGAATAGAAACTAATATAGAAATTAATAACCTTTTTATAAAATTTTTAGATATGTTTACGCCTGATTTCATAATCATATCCTTCTATGTTTGGAATTTTCTTTTGTACAAATATAAAATTTTTATTATCTATATACTTTCTAAAAATCTTAAATATCTTTTCTGCTTGTTTTTCTGTGTATTGATCGTACACATCTTTTTGAAAATTTCCTGTATAATAGATTAATGAATTGGACCGTGATGACGGTTTCATAAAATTTTCAATTTGTGTTCTTGCTTCGACTATTTTTTCTCTAAGCCAGGGGTCTAGTTCTTTCACTTCTCTTGTCATTATATATTTCCTTTATTATATTTTATAAATCTAAACCTATTCTATTCAGTTTTGGTCTAAAACTATAAAATAGTTTATTATGATTACCTGTATCGCCTTTATTTGCCATTTGATATAAATGGACCATTTCGTGTCCTAGTGTGTCCACAAACTCTTTTTTATTTCTATAAGTAGGTTGCATTTGAAGTCTATAAATTCGAGTTCCTTTTCTTTCCCACTCTAAAACTTCAACTAATCCGTAACAATACTTTATTCTATCTCTTATTTCTTTTATTTCAATTTTACCAAACGGTGATAATTCATTATTAAATACTTCTCTATTAATTAATGTGAAGTATTTTTTTATATCTTTATATTTGGTATGATATTTACGATTGGACACTAGTTCCCTTCTTAATAATTTTCTTTGTTTTTTCTTTTTTTTGTACATTTATTTACCCCTAAAATTAAAAATGATATTAATCCTCCTAATATAATCAATTTAATTTCCAAAGGTGTTTCTAAAAATAGATCAATCACTTACAATCATCTTCTATTTTTGAACCTTTAAGAAGTTCACATTTATATCTTTTATCAGCTTGTAGTCTCATATCCGTAGCAATACCATCAAGTATTGTAGGAAGATATTTTTGTAATATAATAATAGACTCAAGTGCAAATTGATGAGCAACTTTTTCAAGTTCTTGCTCCATTAACTTACCAACGTCAACGTTAGTACCATTCACAGTAGATTGAATCACGTGTCCAACTACCGCTTTCTTATATTCATCTGCCTTTGCGGCACTCATTAGATTAGATAAACCTAACCAAATCAATGAATTTAATACAACCACAGTTATAATAAATTTTTTCATATTAACCTCCACATATACTATTTATTATATACGGTTTTAGTTAAGATGTCAATGGTAAAAAATGTAGATTTTATAAGGGTTTTTTGAGGGGATATATTAATACCCCCTTAAAAATTAAGAATTATTTTGTGATTCTAACAAAATCATCATTCCAACCAAAGGCTTCTTTAACCATATCAGCAGTCAAACCTTTATAAACTTTATTTAAAGTTTTATCTTTAATGTTTATTAATAGTTCAGCTTCTGTTTTATGTAAACCTTCTAACATTTGTATAAACAACTGTTCTTTTCTCATCTTATTTAAAGCGGGATCACCACCTTTTATAAATCGGAATAATTTTCTTGTTTCTGTTTTTAGAAATGTATGTTCTGTACCTAGCGGTGCCTCATTCGGCATATGCGGAGGAGTTCCCTCTGGTAAGTCCCATTCTATCTTAGGATCAAAAGCAGCCTTTAATAATTGTCTTAAATAAGGTGCATCGTAACCTCTTAAAACTTCTATTTTCTTTGGCTTATCTTTTGCGTTATTGATTTTTGTAAAAATTTCGTGTGCAGTTTCGCCTCGATTACCAGACGTATTGGCCATAACCTGCATAGACTTTCTACTCATCAAATTTGGATTGTCTGCCATTTTATATCTCCATATATATGTTTTCAAAAATCATTTATATTTTCAATCAATGATTTCATTTTATTATCTATAAAGTAATTTAACAGTTGCGACCTGTCATTGACTTTATAGTCATTATATCTATTTATAATAGCAGATTTAATGTCTTCTGGTATCATTGATAGATCAATTAACTTCTTATTTCTTTCGTAATACTTTCTTGTTTCACTTCCTAAAGGTATGTTATCTATATTTGACCATTCCTCTAGTCTTTTTTTATTGATAGGTTTTTGTCTCTCACCTCTAACAAATATATCATCATCACTTAATATATTTGGTACACCATCTGATCTATCACCTTTTATAATCTGTTCTCTTAAAAATATAGTAGGGTCTACTTGTTCACCTACATATGATTTCAAAAATGGACTAAATTGGTATACATCACCATAGTGTTGTAATTGTATAAAGTCTTTATCACCAGAAACGATCAAATACTTTTCTTCTTGCCTCATACCAATCAAGGTTGCAATAATATCATCTGCCTCACATTTAGCAATATGTAATAACATATATGGAAAATATTTTGAAAGTTCCCATCTTATCTCACCCATTATACTAAAAATAGTATTCCAATCTGTTTCACCCTCAACTCTATTTTGTCTTCTTTGATATTTGTAATTTGGAAATATATCTCTACGCCAAGGATTATCTGCATCAGCACATAATACCATTTTACCATATTCTTCTCTAAATTTTAAATTAAATCCTCTCAAAGAATTTAAAATCATATGACGTATCATATCTTTATCTGGTCGAGCATTTGCATCTCCTCTGGTATTTGCCATTAGATTGGCAATCATTACTTGGTTTAGATCAACTAATATCATATTGGTAGTATTGCGTGACTTTGTACTTGTATAGACCAATCTTTACAAATATCCATAACTCGTTTTCTATTTTTTACATTTATATTTTTATTTTGAATTAAAGTCTCAAATAGTTTATCTACACTTGAACCTAATTGTAAATTAATATGTTTCTTAAATTTAAATTGTTTAAACTCATTAAACGCATTTACAACGTGATGTTTTTGAAATGGCTCGTTTAGTTCATACCAATCTTTACTATAAAAGAATTGTTTTACACTATCAGTTAGATAAGGTGTAATAAACTTTTTATTGTTTAGTTCAGCAACTCTATTGTGCCATATATAACCAGCTCTATTGTTTTCTGAAAAGTAAATATCTCTAAACTCATCAAATTTAGATTTGGGTTTTCCTTTTGTATAATGTAGTATAGCCTTTTTACTAATACCATAATAACCATCAGCGGCCCAACCACTTAATACTTCTTTTTCTTTAATTTCGGGATATACATATAAAAAAGGGAAACAGCACTCAAAATGTGTTTTCTTTTTACAACCAATAGTCTTTGCTAGTCTAATAAAATCTACTTCTAAATTACTTGTAGGTATCTCAATAACTTTACATTTAATATCAAATATATTACATACTTCGATTGCTT